CAAAACGATCACGCTCGTTGCGAAAGCCTTTGTAATAGCCAGCACCGAATACCAGAGCCACTAAAACAGCGTATAAGCCGATTTTTTGCAAAGGTGATAGTAAGGCACTAAGCATTGATACACTTCCTGTATTCTTCGTTTCTGCGCTTTGTAAGACCAGCTAAGGGTTTACCCTGAAAATGATCCCATCTTAGGATCTGCCGACAGGCTTCTTCGTAACGCTCTTGGTTTAGCAACCGAACTAATGTGCTTCTGCAAAATGCGCCACTACCGATATTGTAAGCAAGACTTGTATAAGCATCGTATTCCCATTGGTATAGGGGTACTTTTACACAGGATTTAATAGCACCTTCAAAGCCTTTAATGTCTCGATGTGCAACTGATAAAGCAGAAAGTGGATCTGTCTTGTCGCCAAGTTTAACTCCTTTTGTCGTTCCATAACCGATCGTTGGTACATCTCCAGCAACGGGAATATAAGCATTTTCTCGGTATCCTTCGTGGAATAGAATAGCTACTAGGGCAGTAGCGGACAGCGTAATCGCTGCGACATCTTGACGCTTAAAAACCACGCTGAGCCACCAGGCGAGAGATAAAAGCAAGAGCAACAAAAACAAAAGATAAGGCAGCAAATATGTTCTTAGGGATAGAGTCATGGAATAACGGCAGTATTACCTCTATGCCTGAAAATATACCAGCTAGGATCATAAAGCGGATAGACCATGCCTTTTTAAGGATGTCTTGCCAGTTGTCGTACAGTTTCATTTCTTAAAAAAGAAGTCGGTAATGTAAGCGACAAAACCACCAAAGACAGATGCAACTCCCATCAATGCCCATAGGCTACCTTTGGATCGTTCTGCCATTGCTACGAGTTTCTTAATATCGGCTTCCATAGCATCAACTTTATCTTGTAGGTGTTCAACTTGATTGACCAAACCGCCAAACTTGAACATATCAAATTTCTCTAACGGATCAGCCATTTCAATCTCCAGCCCACTTTCGTACAGGATGTTTAGGAATAACGACATATTGGTCTAGTTCTGGTGCTTCTGAGCTATTACGAACATTGACATGATATCCACCCACATCAGCCATAACAGGCATCTCCACACCGTCTACAATTTGTGTTTGACCAGTAGGCTTGTAAATAGCACCGATAATGTCTAGGTTGTCGTAGTTAGCTACTTCATAGCCTTCGTTAGCCTCAATTCCTTCTTTTGGATTAGCCTCAACCACACCTTCTTTGCGATATAAAACAGACTTAGCCTCAGCTTCGTCTGTGAACTTCAATAGGTAATCGTAGTATGTCATTGTTAGTCCTTATACGGTAGTTATATTTGGTGCGTAAATAAAATTATGACCACCAATTTGTTTAAAAATCCCTTTACAACATCGGCTTATATTTGTTGATGGTATATTAAATTTTCTTGACGCTTCTGCAATAGATATAAACCATTCTTTTGTTGTCAAACAAATAACAGGCTTTAAACTGCAATAATAGCGCTCTATCGACAATTTTTTACCTCTATGAGAATTTGCTATTTTTTCTCTTGTTTCTTTTGATACATTCCGCCCAATTTTAGCTTTTGCAGCGTTTTGCTTCCATTCTTCAGACTGTTTTCTGCCTAAATGAACCTGTCGCATAAATTCAATTCTTTCTGCAGAAAATTTTATTCCTTTTGTTGGTGAAGGTCTTCCTTTTCTTTGTTTTGAAAATAAAGCCCTTGTTTCCGCAGAATGTTTTAACCCAGATGTGCCATCACCGCCATTTGTTAAATTGCACAACTTTAAACCTGACTCCCTTAATTTTTTAATCATTAAGATTTCAAAGCTAAGGGCTTCTTTTTCTGTAAGATTTCCGGCCAAAATGTCTGATTTAAATCCATTGCATTTTTTTACTATATTTTGCCAATATTTGTTTCTATTACTTGTTTGACGAATACGACCAACCTTACCTTTACCAATATAAAAAACTTGGTTAGTATCTAAGCGTGTGTGTGTATAAACTAAGTAATCGGTTGTCATACAGTCGTTAACGCAACGATTTGCTGATTCGTCAGGCGGGCGGGGTAGTAGGAAATTTTCTTGATAGTGCCAACCCATTTATTATTGCCATTTATATCGCCTATTACTAGCTGATTTACGACAGGAATCGTTCCACTTGTGTCTGTCGCAACAGTTCCTGCATTTAAAACAGCCGCAAAGTCATCAACTTTATATGAGTTGATTACCTTAACGCTAGAGTTAGAAGCCCATGCCGTTGTTAAGGAGTTTGAAACAGTCGTGCCATTTACAACAACTTCTGCTCTAGATTGCCCAGAACTATCTACACGGCTAATGTTAATCATGTTGTTTGTAGTGGCGTCATTTATTGAAACAACACGACGCTGAATCGTTCCTGTTGCTATGGTTGATGCATCAGCGTACAGCGTACCTTCACTATTATTAAACCAGCTACTAAAGTTCGTACCAGTCATACTCGCACTATCAGCACTTCTAGTTACCTGAGAAGCAACTGTAGGAATGTAGCTAGTAGGGAATGCGCCAGCTTCTAGTTGTGCGCCCCAGATGTAGATGCCTGAGTAGCCGTTTCCAGCATAATTGTTGCTTGTAGTTTCTAGGAAAAAGTCTGTCGTGTATTTGGTGCAAGAAGCTCCAGCGTTACCAGTTAATGTAATTCTATACCACCCGTTGCCAACAGAAGTAGCAGAAGCGCTTGCAAAAACACCAGAGCCGATTGATTGACTCGCAGATGTAGCGCCTGTAACTAAGTTAAAAACTACTGTATAGCCATTTGCTGTATTATCGGTATCCAAAATCCTAATTCGACAGTTTTGTCTTTCTGCAGGTTTAGCAAAAAAGGATGTTGTGTAGTTAGTATTAGCAACCAATCCAGTCACGAACTGGCGACATAAATGCTCTCCAGTTGCTGTGTTTTCAAAAAGCTTGTCACCAGTCAATGTACCATCGGGCGCAATTATTGTATTTTGGGTTATACTCGAACCTATTTTTGTCCAACTCGCATTCTCAAACTCCTCACTACGCAACATTAAATTAGTCCTCTGCTCCTCTATCTCCAACCCTAAGCTTTCACCAGTTACAGGGTTATGCTCAAAGCGTGGGATATTGTTCTGAGCCGTTAGTAATACGGGGATGTAATTTGTGATGGGTTGGGTTGTCGTGGGGGTGTAGGAGGACACTGCGGAGCGTTGTTCGAGCTGGGCACCCCAATAGAGAATCTCAGAAGTATTATCACCAGCATACGAATCAAATCCTCTGCTTACCGAAGTAAAAGTTGAAGTTGCTGATAATCCTAGAAACATCAGCGCCGCAGCAGAAGCTACGTTAGTAGTTGCGGTAAGTGTAACTCTATACCAATTATTTACGGATGGTGTAATAGTAGCTGATGCTGATGTAAAACCGAACGTAAGGTTTTGTGTAGAAGCTCCTGTTGCAAGATTAAATGTCGCTGATGTAAAATTGCCACCATCAGCACTAAAACCAATCGTTGCAAACCTAGATCCTGTCTTTTGCTTAACAAACACACTCATAGTGTATGTAGTAGCGTTTAAGAGCGGCATACCATTTGGTTGCTGAACACGATGCGTTCCAGTTGTGGAATCCTCTTTAATAGCTTCTGCTGTTGTTGTTCCGTCTGGAGCGGTATCTGTATTAGTCCCAGCAGTAACGGCTGAAAGAGTCCAACTATTTATGTCTTGAGAGTTTGTAAACAAATTTTCCTCAGCCTTAGCTGTGGTAACTCCGTTATAGTAAGTGCCAGTAGACGCTCTTGTGAAAGTAATGCGTGGGTCTAGCTTTTTAGTTCCAGCAAAATCCAGCGATAGCGAAGGAATAGCGTTTGGATAATTATTTGATAAAGACATTATTGGACTCCAAAGATTTCAATCAAGAACCGACCAGCAGTATAGGTCGCATTAGCTGTGCCTTGTCCGACTAAGTAGAAATAAGCATTAGCCGCTGGATCGGCAGAGAAATAAGTAACTGTGCCTCTGGTTTGTGCGCCAGAGTTGATAATCTCTGTTTCTGTTAGTGCGCTAATAGCCTGATCCTCTACACCAGTTCCTTCTGTAGCAGAGTATAAGTCGATGTCTGTATCTCCACCAGCGGGCGTTTCTAAGCAAGTCATTCTACCGCCAAGAACAGTCATGGCTGGGAGTCTAGCGATGTAGCAGGGTAGTGCTGTGCCGTTGACACCAATAATGTCGCCAGCAGTACCGCCAGAATTAAGTCCTGTTAGGTCGATAATAATTTGGACTTTGTAAATGCCACCTTCTAGTCCACCGTTTACCTTACAAATTGTGCCTGTACCAGTTGTAATGCCTGTGCCGACATCTAATGCTGGGTTAATCTCATTAACATAGGCTAATGCGCCTAGATATTGGTTAAGAGGAATCTTATTAGGTGCTGTGCCTACATCGAACTGAGACGCTACTAAATATTGTACAGAACTAACTGTTTCTGTGATTGTGCCACTTGATACAACTTTAGATGTGTTGGTATTAGTTGTTGTGCCGATTAAGACATTACCGTTAGAGTCAATCCGCATCGCCTCGACACCACCTTCGGTAAATGCAATGGTGTCTGCTGCTGGGAAGTAAATTCCTGTATTTGTATCGCCTGTAGTAGTAATTGATGGAGCAGATACAGTACCCGCTGGGATAGTTAATACTCCTGTGCTAGTAATTGCGCCACAACCAAGCGTACCTACACCAGTCATATTGCCTGTAGTGTCAGCGATTGTTACTACGGAATTTTGAATAATTTTGCCTGTGGTTAAGTCAAACCTAGCAATAGCGTTGTCTGTAGCTGATGCTGGACCATACACATCGCCAGACGCAGCAGTAGACCACGATAGAACACCATTACCATCGGTTACAAGTGCTTGTCCGTTTGTACCATCGTCTGCTGGTAAAGTAAGTGTATAGCTAGATGCTAGAGTTCCTGGCGCTTGTAAGGCAACATATTCGCCACCAGTTGTGTCTTGCAAGCGTAGATCGCCTTGACCAGTAATGTCTACTTGCGTAAATGTAGCTGTTGCTGGAGCAGTTGAGCCGATTGGACCATTAAACGAATCGCCACTTGCTCCTGTTTGGAAGTCTTTTAGCTGAGACATTAACTCCCGAATAGCATTGTTAATGCCACTAGGAGCGCAACCTTCTGCAATGTTAATACCGTCTATATCGGTATTATTTGCTGGTACTGAGTCAAATTCTGAAATCTTTGTACGAGGCATTTTACTGTCCTAAATTTGTTGGTTCGTCACTTGCTTCAATAATCCGCTGAAGCTCTACAATGGCTAATCCTTGTTGACGCTTATTTTTGTTAAGTTTTGCAATTTTTTCAAGCTGTTTTACACCGTCTGGGCTTGTAATTGCTCGTGCAATCTTTTCATAGTCTCTGCCATAAAAGAATGACTGATACATATTACCCAAGCCTTGCAATGGATTCTTAGCTGTTCTAGCAATAGCAGATACGGATTCTTCTGCAAGCATACCTTTTTCTGCAGTAGGAGATCCAGCAGCAAGTCTACGACCTTGTGCTTGTAAAATATCTAATGTTGCATTTAAACCTTTAGCAGCTTGTGTTCCAGATTCGCCATAAATTTCCTTAAATGCTGCTTCAAGGTTTTGACGCTGAGTTGTGTTTCTAGCAATAGTATCGGCAAAGCGTGGACCAACTGTGCCAGCCTGTGTAGTTGCTGCTCTCTGCACATTTTCTAAAGATGCTCTCATATATTGATTTAAGAACTCTTTGGGCAAAGTTGGATCTTGTTTAGCAAGCTCTTTTATTGTGGTTACAACTTTGTCTGGGCGCAACTCAATTTCAGCAGAATTTTTAGCAAAAAGTTGACCAAATTGTTGTGGCAGTTGATTGGTTTGAGCCATTTCCATAACAGGAGTTCCTGATATTGGCTGCATTAAACGCTCTCTTGTGGCTTGATATTGCTCTCGTGCCATTTTATATTGAGGTATGACATCATCTGCTTTGTTTAAAAGATTTATACGAGCCTCTTGATATGCTCGCATTTCTCCAGTAACTTTACCTTGGTTTTTTGTTAAAAGCTCTGTATATTTATCTTGCAAATATTCTCTCATTGCTTCAATACGAGCAATAGAGTTTGGCTCATAACCTTTTAGCATTTGTTGGTATGCTGGGCTATTATCTACAATACGAGATGCTTCTGATATAACTGGATTTTCTCTTTCTAAATTTTTAAGCCATGATGGCGGTATTTTTCTGGCTTTAATAGCTTCAAACGCTGGTCCAGCTTCTTGTGTAATTTGTCTTTCAATTCCACGAATAGTTCCTGACGCAGCTCGCTCTACATCTGCGCCCAATGTCTGTCTAGTTGTCATTGGAAACATACTTTCGAGCGTTTGTTGTGTTTGCGCTCCACGAGTTCCCATAAACTCAGCCATAATTGGTGCAGACGCTGGAGTTCCCTCAACTTGCCTTTGAATAGATGGCAATGTGGTTCTGCCTCGTGCAGCCTGTTGCATAGCCTCAAACGATGTTGTTGGCATACCAGCTTGGAATGACTGTCTTTGCAGTTGAGAAGCTGCTTGAATCTCTGCTGGGGTCATTGTTTGCGCAGCTTCTGTGTACATTCTTTCCATTGGAGAGCGCAATACCGATGGAGCAGTAACCAAGGGTGTAAATATTGCACCAGCAGATCGAGCATAAGGCTCTAAATCGCTTCCTTTAAATGGCAAAGCAACAGTTTCTTCACCAACAGCAGACAACAATGACGGAACTGCTGCACCAGGTATAGGCGCAGACGCAATATTCCTAACTGCTGTCTGGGCTGTGCGACCAGGAAAAGATTCTGCTCTTTGTAGAGGAATTTGCTCGCCAATAGCTTTAGTAATGTCGCTTGGTCTTGGAAGCTGTACATTCATACGACCAGCAGCAATTTGATCTGGGCTGTAACCTAACAAAGTAGCTACTTTTGCTGCGCCACCTTCAAATAATTGTTGAACTCCGCCAGGCAAACCAAGAATGTTAGAAACACCTTGAGCAATAGGCAAATTTACTTTAGCAAGTGCGGTATCTACTTCGCCACGCTCTGCCATTGGTTTTGTTTTTTTATCACGCTCTAATCCTTGCTCTGCTAACTTTTTGTCTACTTCGGCAAGCGGTGTATCACGCTTAAATACAGCCTCAGTACCGTCTGTTAGCCTATAAATTAAATCAGCCATGATTTTCCTGTTATCTAAAATCTCTGCGTTGCGGAGTTGCGCTACCAGTTGATTGTGAGCTAATGTTTCCAAAAACTTTAGGATCTAATACTGGTCCTAAACTTGCATCGTACTCTGCAATAGCGGCAGCACTATATTTTCCAGCCCTGAATAACTCTCTAGCCTTTTTCTCAATCATTGCATCTCGTTCAGCAAATGCTCTCAAACCTTTAGCCATTAACGCACGACCTTGTTCAGAGTTTCCTAACGATGGGAATACTTGTAAGAATGATTTAAATTCTAAATCAGATGTTGATCCAGACCCAGCAGCACGAACTTGTGTTGCTGATGATACTTGCAATGCCTGTGCCAATGCGTTTGCAGAAGCTGTTTCGCTATCTAAGCCTAATGCTTGAGCTATATTAGCTCCAACTTTTACAACATCACCACCGCCCTTGCCTTTTAACAATGTGTTAATTGACTCTGCTGTGTTAGCAAATTTTCTTGCAGAAGTTACTTGCGATGACAAAGCTCTAACATCTTCTGCGTCAAATTTTTGTAATGCTGTATCCCCAGGAGAAATATTAACAACAGACTGCGGACCAGCTCCAATTTCAGCAATTTTTCCACTTGTGCTTATTTGATATGGGCGATTTACAGGCAATCCAGCACTACGCTTTTCATCATCAGTCATTGGTCTAAATGACTCTTTTTCTGCTGTTTGACGAGATGCTTGGATTTTTGCAAATTCTAATGGGTTGTACTCAGCTAAAGCAGCCATAAACCGATTTTGGTCAAACACACGCTCAGTTGGCAGATTTGGATTGGCTCTTAATGCTGCAATTGTTTCTTGGTCTGCAAAACCACCGCCAAACTCAGGTC